TGTGACTGAGTCCGTCGGTGGCCTTCGAAAGGTCGACGGAGTGGAACTCAGTCCCAGCGCGATAGCCCAGACCAAGAGGAGTCTTACCGTCCTGAGATCCTACCACCCAATGGCCAGGAGCCAAAAGGTGATGGGATCGTCGGATCCAGCTTCCCTCGATGAAGGTCAACGCGTCGGGCACCCCGATGACGCGGACCTTCAATCCAGGGGCGCGCAGGGCGTGTGCGTCGGACACCGGGGGCAGGCCCTTTCGGGCCCGCTCTCGGCGCAAGACAAGCACCCCTACGCAACGGTAAGACTCATCGAAATCTGGGGAGATGCCTCGGGCAGGCCTCAGGATTATTCTCGCCCGGCTCAAACAGAACCGACCGAGAGAATCCTGAGCAAGATGGGAGACCTCGTCGTAACGAAGTCCCTCAGCCTCAGCTGCATAACCGAGACGTCTCAAGTGGCCATCCAGGCCGCCGTGAGAGGCATTACTCTCGCGGCAGCTGGACGTGGAAGAGGGGAGCGCTCGTGGAACTCTCAACCCCTTCTTGTCAGACCGCCGTGGGGCGGTGACGAAGGTGCGGAGAGAGTCGAGCGCCCAATCCGATGTGGGATAGCTTCGGCTCGCAACCAGCCGTGCCTCCTCGAGTGCCACTGCAACCGCCTCCACAGGCGGTTCGGGCAGGGCTCGAGCAAGACGACTGAATGCGAAGCCGTCCGTCGGTCTCCTCTCGGCCATACGGCAAAGGGCCTTCCGGACATCCTTTCGGATTCCGGAAACGGTAGGGCCCTCACCGCATGCTCGCAGAGAAGAGTGACGAACGGCGTGGCACAACGCCTTCAGCACAGTGGACTGCCACACGAAGCCTCGCGGCCTCGTACGGACATACCACTGGTGAAGGAACCATGCCACCCGAAGCGAATCCCAGCCAGAGTGGACAAGACCAGCCCAGCAAGCTGTCCAAACTTGCTGGGTCGGAGACGCATCGCCTCCACGGTGTCGGGCGGCTGCTACCGCGCACGTCAAACAACGTGCGCGGGGGCAACCGTCCTGCTCCGCGGGAAGGCTCTTTACAAGCGATGGTAATCGCTTGTAGGTGTTCCGTTCCATGCGGG